AGCATAGGCAGCAGTCCAGGCACCACTGGCAGCATAGGCAGCAACACAGGCAGCCTCCCAATCATACTTAGGCAAATTCCTAAGTTTATCAGCATGATCCTTCAAGCCAGCTTTTTCCAAAGCCAGAGGAGCAAACTCGGTAACTGCTGCCCAAGCCAAGAGTTCTGCCCGTTTCTGTTTCTTGCTACTATCATTTGTGCCAATTAGCTTGAGAATATAAGGTTTTAGACGTTGTCTATTCTGATCATCCATCCTGTCATTCAAATTTCGAACAAAAACTGCCAATACAGGACAGGCACATTCCGGCTTGTCAGAATGGGGTTCACCTGCAATGTAAGCTACCGCTTCCATTGCACAAAGACCTTCTTCTCTAGTTGCATGGTTGCCGAATTTGAGTTGGAGGTTTTCGAGTAGTTGTTGTTGTTGTTGCATTTTAGTCTCCCTGGTTAATCGTCGTAACCCTTATCGGCATTTCTCGGAAAAAACTTTAACCTTCAAGGCTACGACGCATCGAATAGAACTCTAACTCTTGGAAAATAGCATCCAATTCAGGTTTGTAGGCTAGAGGTTGGATTGTTTGAACGTAAGTTTCAGACAGCTTGAGGTCGATTGGAATCTCTGTGGCGATGGTGACGAGCCGCTTAGACAGAATAGCCATTTCTCGTCCCTCGATCAATTTCCTTTGGGTAGCCCCACCTATAAGGTGTAGGTTATCGTAGATACCCTCAACCGAACCAAAGCTTTTGAGTAGCTTGGCTGCCCCTTTCTCGCCAATACCCTTAACACCTGGCACACAATCAACCGAGTCGCCAATTAGAGCGAGGGCGTCTATAACCTGTTCGGGTCGGTCAACTCCGAACTTTTCAAACACACTCATCGAGTCACACAGTTTATCGCCGTCATTCATGATGCGGAGCAGACTTACGTGAGGCCCGATACATTGCATGAAGTCTTTGTCGCCCGAGACGATATAGACATGGATCGGTTCGGAAATCTCTTGTCCTTCAAAAGATTGAATCGTCCTACCGGCAGCTTTCTTGGCGATCGAACCAATCACATCATCAGCTTCATAACCCGGGGATTCGACGATTTTTATCCCATAGGCAGCGATCATTCGCTTGAGGTCTTGGAATTGAAGTTGGAAGTCTTCGGGCTGAGGACCTCGATTCGCCTTATAACCCTCAAACATATCATGACGAAACGTCTTGCCCTTTGCATCGCCAGCGAACACGATGAAGTCAGGACTGTGTTCGCGGACCAATCGGTTGATATATCCGGCCATTCCATAGCAAACACCTGTCGGATGGCCCTTGGAAGTCGCCAGGCCAGAGTGCGAGTAGTAGGAGCGGTACGCGAGATTCATGAGGTCAAGAATGAAAAACTTAGGAGCGGACATCAACGCCTCCAATAGAAAAGCCCGTCACGCAGGACAGGCTATCTCAATCGGGTCGGATTGGCAACGGTTAGTTCAAGGCACCTGGACGGTGGACTCGAACCCACTCTTTGAAATAACTGGAAAGTCTAGCTTCATGGCTTTTCTGAAGTACGTGTCCCGCCTTGTAACGGTCACGCAACGATTGCTTCATTGGTTGGCCGCCGCCTTCTTGAGGCTCTTGTTGTTCTCCTTCAGGAGCCGGTTGTCCTTCCGCTGGGGCCGGAGCTTGACCTGGGGCTGGTTGTTGAGCGGCCTGTTGCATCTGAGCCTGACCCATCTCAAGCTGTTGTTTGCCCTGTTCGAGTCCAATCTGAGCCTGCTCTTGCTGGAGCTTAACGGGCTGAACCTTCAGTTGCTGATACGCTTGATTCAAATTCGAATCGACGATGAACCAATAGGCAGGATTCTCCTTAGCCCGTTCTTCGCCGAAGAACTTTTCTCGAATCTCCCAGAAGAAACAATATCTTAGAACATTTGAATGGTATGCCGGAGCAAGCGGCATGGTGGCCCCGAGCGTAAGCTGCTCGGACTTTTCAGAGTCGGACCAAAGCGACTGCATGGTCGCCGTAGTGTTGAGTTCCTGTTGGTTACGAGCAACAACGGCATCGCGAGTATCTTCACCGACACCCACGTAACTGATCTTGAACTTCTTACGGGCTTCCGGGAAGTTCTCGAACATGATCTCGTTGATACCTTCGAAGATGATATCGAGTAGGTTACGAAGGCCCCGCTCCTCACCCTTGATGATCTCTTCCTGCTTGTTTGCCTGGCTCAGGCCGCCCTGAGGCAGGCTGAGGTGACCATAGCCCATCTCTTGTGGGCTGATCTGGAAGGCAGAACAAAGGGCACGAATGATGTGTTCCTCAACTTGGAGGAACTCCATGTCTTTTGGTGACTGGCTGAGAGGCTGCCATTGAAGCTCAACCGGACCCCCAATGACTGGTGTGACCGCGGAGTTATCGGTACGGGTAACGAAGTTGTGGAACTGTTGCTTGAAATCTTCGATGTCGGCATCGGAGATCTGGATATTTTCGTTGGTGGACTTGAGGACGATCACACCTTTGGTGGCCATTCCCTTAACAAACTGATTACGCAGGTAGCTTAGGGTTTGCTGGTGGACGAAAACCATGAACACCGCTTGCTCGATTGGGCTTAATGGATATCCATTAAGGTCGAACAACGCTTGTTTCTGGTAGTCCCAAACATGCAGGTCATCTTCGGTAAAGAAGTTGGCATCCTGCCCATCAATACGTTGGACCCAAGCCTTAGGACGCTCTTCATAAGGGAGAGCGTTGTAGTCCATCAGGTCTTCGACCGATTCGTCGGCCGTCTCTTTACGACGGGCCAGACCGGTATTCTCACCATCGATTACCGGGGCGATAGTCTCGACTGGAACGGGACGGAAGATTACAGGCAGCCCATCGTCATTACGAAGGATTTGCGTGGCACACCGGCCAAACGTCATGAGGTTACGGATCTGAGCTTCAAGGAACTGACGGAGCGAGCAATACTTGAATGTCCGCTCCAGGCCATTAAACGTGTAGTTGAGGACCGCCTGATCGGTCGTACCACAATTAAGAACCCACTGTTCTATACGGCTCAACTGTTCTTCGCGGGCTTCGCTGGCTTGTTCGTACTCTTCATCGGATGCAAATGCGTCTTGGTCGAGAGGATCCAAGTCATTGACCCGCATGCCTTTTTTGAACTTCGACTCACTCAATGTACCGCATGCCGCACCCTGACCGACACGAGTAGCAATGATGGCAGAGATGTATGGGTCAACCTGAGAGAGTTGACGGAGTTCCGAATCGGCGAGACGCTGATAACCTTTGGTCTCGATATTGTCGGTTGAGGCTTTGTTGTAGCGGGAACCAAAGACGATCTTGGTCCTTCCGTACTTACTTTCTACATCTTTAGGCACCTTTTGAGGGCTGACGGACTTTTTGAGGACTTGGTCTTTCTCATCCGAGCCGATGTTGCGACGGACTCCGCGGATCAAATCTTCGGGACCAAGTGTGGTGGAAACATCCTCGCCGTGCTCGACCATTCCAACTTTCAAACTTTTGGCAAGCTTAGCTTGACGCTTAGCCCGCTTCGGTTTTGGCGGTTGTGTTTCTGGGGTTTCGTTAGCCATTTTCCGTCGTTCCGGCATGGGTGATTAGTACGGTTATCGGGTCATTCGAAAGGTTTGTTGCATCGATCTGCCAGGCCTTCGTTGTCGAAAGCTTGAGTGCCGGGCCGCCCAACGCAAGACTCCCTAGATCTTCAACACTATCACGGTTTGTAGTCAGCCGTACAGGGCCAGACGAACGAATGTAGACGAAACCAATCAAGTGATCGTAGACCCTAATCAAATCATCGCTGTTTGTGAACGTTTGAGGCGATGAATAAGGGTTGATGAATTCGACGTAGTCGGGTGTAGCATCCGTGAGTACAAAGTCACCGACATTATTGGTATTTAATGTAAATCCGTCAATCCGGACAGAATCACCGATGCGAACCGGGCCGGGGCTATAGACGCGAAGAGCCTTGGCGTAGTCAGCACCAAGCGTAACGTTTGAATCGAGACCAATCGTACCCTCGTCAATCACGTCCACATAGTTGGATCCTACAGCTTGAACGACAAACTGTTTGCCCACGTTCTGGTCGCCGAAGGGGCTGGTGAAGGTATCGGTATTGGGGCCAAACTGGAGAATGTCGCCCAATTGCACTGGCGAGGCTACGATAGGCGTACCGCCGGTTGACTGGACGCGAGCTATACGTGGAGCTTGGCGGGTAATAGACACTTGGGTCGTCGCGTCAATACTAAGGTTACGGGCGGTTCGGAACAAAGGGTTAGAGCCGGTGCCAGTCCAACGTAGACGAGTCTTGTCGGATGCCGCATCGGGACGTTCAATGGCAAATTGAGTGGTATTGGATAGGCCAAGAGTACGGGTCGTTACAGCAATGGTCTTGGTTTCGCCCGGTTGGATTGTTGGGTCGTCAGTCTTGACGTTATTCAGAACAAGCCCTTGAAATGACTCCGTTAAATCAGGAATGCGAATATTTGGCTTGCTTCCTGATGGCTGGTCTTTGTATACAAGCAATTGGAAATTGAGGTTCATGAAGGCCATTTATGTATCCTCGAAAACGCAATATATCAACCTAGATTCTACCACGCTAGAAACACTGGTCAAGGGTATGGATTAGATAATCGAATGAGTAGAGAATAACCTATGAAATTCACCGAGTTAGCCGCTATCAGCTTAGTTTGTCTGTTAGGTCTGGCTCTATTGATCCTCAATGTCTTGGCCCCTCAAGACAAGTGCCAACAAAAGATAGTCAGAGCGGTTGGCGGGTGTCGGGCGGACGGTATGTGTGGCGTCAGATTTGAAGATGGCACATTCGGCACCGCAATGCTTCCCGTCGTGGGCTGGACCTATAGCTCGTGTAAGGAAGGACAGAAAGGTGAATGAGCCGCAGATGACTTTCTACGGAAGTCTGGTCGTCCAACATCCTCGGGCCAATGTCGATATGTCCTGGCAGATCAGACAG